GGAGTTTACCTGCGGATTGGCGATCCGTAGCTTGACTTAGGTCTTGATCTAGCGGGATTGACACGAGTGTCAATATCGGAGGGCGGCTTCTGCTCACCCTCCCCCCCCAGCGTTAGCTGGGGTTGTGTGTTTACGCACACCATGGCCATCCCGGAAGCTCTAATCGGGAACGCTTAGGTCATGGATATTGAATAGTGTCCATAGAGCCGCGCGCCGTGCCGCTTTGTAGCACATTTCCACAAATCGTGGAGCCAACTGGCTTCGAATTCCAAAAGTTTACCATGTCTATCGTTACAACATTACCAGGAGGCGTCAAAGTTAAGACGCCCAATCCAGGCCGCTCAATCCTCAAGAAGGGTCGACGCCGTTCCGACAGCCGAACTAGCCGCACTTCCGGCTCGCGACGGCGGTCCGATAGTCGCGGATCCAATCGTGGATCCAGCAAGGGAAGAAATAAGCCAGGACGACGAGGTGGTAAGCCTCAGCAGCCTAACGTGGGACGAAATCGAGCAGCCATTGAACGGAGCGTCAAAACCCCAACGGTGTCCCAACACACCAAGTATTTGTACGGTTTCCTTGACCCCACTGCGAATAAGACCAGAGGGCCAAATCGCTGTCCATACCCCACAGTCTGCTTCCAAATGTCAGCAGCCACAGACATCACGCTGCAAGGCGGTGCCAACATTAACCAAAAAACGGGACTCAATTATCGATCCGTGCTTGATAAGGGAGGGCATAATGTGCCGCCCCAAGACGCATCCGGATTCGAACCCATATTCAACGGCACCCCCGACTCGCAACCATTCACAAATGTGTATTATACCGAGACCCAAGGAGACCCCGTTACGTTCGTGGCGTGCCCGCATGCAACCCGAACCGTCGGTGGTTCTCTCACCGTGAACCATCAAAATGAACCGTTGTGGGCTACCACACAATTTGATGGGTTTATCACTAGCGGCTTCATTTGCAGCTCCAAAGACACTTTTGGAAAGCCAATGTATACTAACACGGCGTACACTTTGGACAATTTGGTTCCGACTAGTAGTGTACATGAATGGACCGGAACATATGACTGCCCGTTGAAACAATTCAACCGACCGTTGAGCGAAAATCCTTTTCTAACCGTCGAGGGACGGCCCAACGACGATTTCTTCCGTGAATCCCAACCCCATGCGCCAGTGCAAATTTGGAACACCGTGCCGTGGCGCACCACCGGACTCAGCATAGGCGTACAAAATACGTCCACGCCACTCACCGCTCGCGGAACGGCGGTGGGAGGAGACAACCGCATGTTGTTCGGCCAAAGTAGCCAATCGTATTATGAGTGGCAGAACACACAGATTCTCACTGACGTCGGTGGCGGCGGTGGTGTGCAACTGGAACTGGCCGATTTAGCTACAGCCGGCACCACCGTTCCTAGCACGTACGAGCAAGCATTTAACGGACCCACAATGTCGCAGAGTCGACGCGACTTAGGGGCGTTCCCGGCTGGTACATACTTGAATTCATCGTACATACCGTCATCGGACAGGATATTGCAATTCCGGTCGGACACGAGCTCGATGAGCACATGGAACCAACCCTTGCCTGAAGACGGCGCCCTCAACAATAACAACATATCATACTACGAGAACATAGACCCGTCTCCAGCGCAGCCTTACGTAATGACACGCGGTGAGTTGTTGATGAACAATCCAGCAGCGTACATAACCGTTTCGGGCTGGCAAGATGGAGCCACTTACAGAATAACCGTAACGTGGAATATCGAAGTGGCACTTAGCACATCGGGCCCGTTGGCCATGTTCATGGAAGCAGCGCGATTTGCGCAAAATTACGTCGTTAATTGGTCGGCATTGCAAGATGTCATGTGTGCCGGAATAAACGGCGATAACTTAGCAGCGGCTGCTGGCAACCCTGTGGTGGTCGGTGGAGCGCTAGCTGCCATAGCGGCGGCAACTGTGCCAGCACCCGTTCCACCAAACAGTCAAAACTATCAAAACGCTGTGAGGTCGTTCACTCACCGCGTCACTAGCCAGCTACCACCCAGGGTCACTAAACCTACCGTCGAGGGCATGATTAACCACGCCGAACACGGCGAAACAAACGTTCCGAACGCTATCGTTGATGCAGCCGTAGGCGGCACCCTCGTGTATCAGAATCGAAGCCTTCTGAGCCGTTTGGCCAAGACTGTTGGATCCGGATTCTCCAAAGCCACAGCTTGGGCTACGCGTGAAGCGGCCACGGTCGGCCGTGGGATATTGACTCGACTGCCAGCCGCTCTCGAAGAAGGAGCGATGTTAGCTTTATAGGGATTAGCCCGCACGACCTGCAAGCGGCCTGGTCAGCCGCACATTCTCACGCGCGTTTAGACACTGAATATTTATCAAGGTAAGACCCGCATCAAGCAGGGAACCGGGTAGATCACACCGGCAACCCACTAAACTTTCACTCTCTCAACTCCTTAGCAACTCAATGAGTACCACGGGGCACTACCCCCCGCTCGCCGTACGCTTGGCCTGGTAAACCTCGCGGCGGCAGCCCACCCGTTGTGATTTCCTCAATTCGCTAGAGACTAGAATATTCGCCTTGGAGAACGCATAAGGGCGTTGCTCCGCATCCCGCGTGATAGTCCGTAGGAAGGAAGACCGGAAGTGAGAAACAGAGAAAAAACCAAAAACCCCAAATGCTTTGTAATGTAACCGTTTCGTTTTCAGAGGCTGAACCACAGCCTAATGTATATAGAACCCACTCCACACCCACACCTTATTGCTCCCCTTCGGGAGCGTGGCGGAAACCTATAACCATTGATCCCATCTTGTTGTCAGTGCCGGTCGACGAGAGGGATCAAACAGTGCTACAGCGCCAAGACGCTATTGTACCCCCAAAATGGGCGGGAAAGCCCGTCGACCCTGATCACGATGAGATTTATTTGCCAGGGGCAGTGTTACACGGATACACTAACGACGGAGCGCGCCTGCGGAAATTCCGTGAGAAACATGTGCGCAATAGAGGTATCACCATTTCCGAAAGCACCAGCACGAATCCTAACACTATTGTGCTTATAGCGCGACCAGAGGCGTGTGAGGTCCTACACGCGGGAGCGCGTACTGTGTATAAGGGCAAAAAGAGCCAAGCCGAAGCAGTGCAGACCGTGAACCACATACTCCATAAGCGGGGGCTGATGGCCCTACATGCCAAGAATCGTCGGCTCGAGTTACGGTATGACGACCCGCAACATCTGCGTCGTTTCAGGCTGCAAACTCGGCTCCCACACACGATAGCCATCGAGCCGTCGTTGCATGATGAAACGTTCGTGGTGGGCATGCCTATTTTGGAACATTACGAGTTCACTGGATCGACGACGAACGGCGTACGATGGGGCAGTAACCGGGTCGTCAGCAGGCCAATACTGGCGAAGCATGGCACCAAAGTGTGGTACCATACCGTAGATAGTCGCGCCATGACTAATAAACGCGCCAAAATAAGAAATGCTAAAGAACGAGCGGACGAAAAATGGAAGCGCGCTGAACGGAAGCTGGAAACTCGCACCAATAGGATCGAGCGAGCCAACCAAAGGTGGTTTGAAAACCCCATCGTCATACGCGGCGGTGGTGGCGGCAAACGCGACGGTCGGTTGCAGGGACGTGTGAACAACGAGGCGAGGAACCACAAGAAAATGTACGTTGCCGTGAAACCAACCGGCGATAGTAAGGTCACCGTGAAGGACACACCTCGCGATAAGCCGATAGGGAAAGTACGGTTTCAAGACGAATCGGATCGTGAGCCGCGCAACAAGATAATGTTCGGATTCGGATCACTCACCCAGTTGAGCGCGAATGCGACTTCATTGCACAAAACACGCTTCTTAATGTCGCCGAAAGACAAAACTGAATGCCGTAAACCTTACACAGCTCCCACTATGAAGTACAATAACAAACCCATACGTAACGGGTGTGGAGTAGATTGCTTGCATGCTATAGATCAAGCTACGAGCAAACGGCATTGCAAGCTTGACAATAGTGATTCCGCACTTTTTGTATCGTATCAGCGCAATAGGACCACCAACGATATGCTGGGCATCTATGGGTTATTGAGGTGCGCCAAACAAGCTCGCATACCCGTGGTGATTCTCACCGCATCGCGAGTGTTTCTAAATAACCCGATGGACCCGGTGGACCCGAATTTCACATACGGTGTGATTGTGCACGACGAGTTGCATAGCGGGCAAGATCATTGGATGATCGGTGGCTACGCGACGGCAGCGCAAATTCGTGACGCCAATGTTCCGTGGGAGTCCATGACCGATGATCATTTGAAAGCATCCCACATCTTCGAACTTCAGACATTCGCAGAAGAAGATAAAGCCACGCAACAGGAGCGTGCGGCTATCAACTCGCGTTTGCGCGACGAAGATGATCCTATCTTGGGAGATTTGGAGAAGCGCCTTAAGGAAGTGCGAGCAGGGACTAAACCACTGATCATACAACCATCGTCTAGAACTGCTAAGGACGTTCTGATCGAGAAACAAGCCCAGAAACTAAAGGACTTAAAATTCGAAGAGTGGTGGAATAAAGTACCCGCTCCTCGCATAGGGCTCAATCCAACACCGCCAAACGGGCCAGATAACAACTCGAAAAGGCCAAGTGGGCCGGGACCGGACGGGGATGGTTCGGGCGATCCGAATAATAAGAAATTGGTGGCAGCGGTTGACGGAAACGGGAAACCGATAAAGCCTATAGTCCGAAGCGATTTTAGCGATCTTCGAAATTACGATTTGCTGGTAGCGTATGCCATGCGCAAAAATCGCATTCGTCGTGTCTTCAACGTCCAACAAACAGCCAAAGTTAGCGCTCATTGCCGACCGAAACCCCCACCAAACGACGATGATGGCGGTGAGTTTGACGATTTCGGATTACGAGCCTTATTCGAGCCAACACGCGGCGGCGGTCCAACTAGGGCGCAGAGAGCGAAACGAACGTTATTCCAACTATTTTCGTGCGGTGGGCTGGGCGACAACGAGAAGCGCGAACCCAAACCCAAGCCGTTGAGCATTCGAACCCCCCAGGGGATGTCACTGCTATTGCAGAGAGCCGGGCACTATAGTGGTTATTCCACCCGTTGGCTGTTTCGTAGTTATGACGAATACAAACAACCCTGTTGGACGGTATTTGAGGTGAGAGCTGTGAACTTCTACCCGTTGGTGCAGCGTTACCATGTGCGGATTCGTTTCGAAATCAGAGAGACGTTGCCTTACTACACAACGAGGGTTACCCATTCGCGCGGTGTGCAACGCGTCCGAGCTTCGTGTCATGGCGAGTTAGTCGAAGAGCGAGCCGAAGGTCACTGCCGCTTTTCGCATATACAATCGTTGGCCGAAACCTTTCGCATAAGCACGAGCGCTTTAACCCCACGCCATTTGGCTTTTTACCCGGATTTCGTACAATTGCGTGGCGGATCAGTAGATTTGATGCCGCACATGTGCAATGACGTTTCCTTGCCCGGATATCTAATCGTGCCCAACATGCTTAACGCCAGTTACGGCCGCGACGATCCTGCGCCGTATGCCTGCGGGAACCACGAAAATCGGAACCGGACGCCCGGCAATGGTACCCGGTATTCATGGTACTGTCAAGGCAGCCATCAACGCGTATGCATCGATCCCAGCGAAATGATTGGGTGGTACTGTATTGCCACCGCTGGACCCTTTGCTTTGTGGAGCCGCACTCATGGACCTCTGAGAGCCTTAGCACCTTGGCCGTTTGATATGACAGGAGTCATTTGTAGCTGGGGTTGGGCCTCAACCCACACTTTGTACTTAGCCGGAACTATCATAGCCGATGTGTCGACCCACATGCGCAGTCAACCCGCGATACATAACGCGTATGGCGTATCTCTGGCGAGCATGCAGAGATATATTACTAGCCTTACTAAAGGGCTGAAGTGGCTAGGTTATCATCCAACGTTATCCAGCGAGATATCCGGGTCGCTGCCATGCAGCCTGTTGGCGCACTTACACGATCGCACCACGTCCGCTGAATGGAACGCTCAAACCATCGTATTTCGGCTAAAAGCCTTTCTGTACAGCGGAGATTTGTGGGTGCTGGTGAGCGAAACCGGCGTCGTGTCGGCTTTATCATTTATTTGGGCGATGATAGCCAGGATGTTAGGTTTGGGTTTTACAGCCACCTTCGTGGGCACGCTAACAGTAACAATAATGAGTGAAAGCAAAACACCCACTTGGGTGCGCTGGCTGATGGTGTTACTATCGGGTCCACAAAGTTTCCTGATGAGCGTATGCCTGAATAGCGGACGTGGCAAGCTCATATGGCGTTTATTCATCGGCGCGTTGCTAACATACGTTGCGGTCGTTTTGTTGCCGATGATGCCTATACCGACACTGATAGCAACCATCGCTGCTAAGTGGGCCGCGTTGTCCAAATTCGTTGCGTTGCTCACACCTGTTGTGGGCGTTGCCGCGGTGTGTTGGAATAAACGAGAGCGAATACGGCGCAAGTTGGTCAATGAGCCAGGCGTAACGTTGAACCCCATAACAAGCGGCTATGGAGTAGGCCCAGCACAACTTTTGCGCGGCGGCAGCCCAGACGACGGAATCGCTCGATGTCGATTGAAGCACGAGTTGACGGACGTTGAGCGTGCGCAAGGCCACTTGGACTACGGATACCGGCTCAGAGCGTTTGTCAACCTAAACGGTAATGAGAATCGGCCCACCGTTTGGGATCATTACGCATGCAGTAATTCCGCTTTGGCTGATTCGGTAAGTCAACGATTAACCAAACCGCGAGCCAATCCGATAATAATAGACGAGAAAGGCCGGATGCATCCCGGAGCGCCTACGACAAGGCCACATTTTCGACATTTGAAGCGCGCCACCGACCGTGCGTATCGTGTGCTTGAAAAAATTGCCGTTAAAGCACAGAGCGCACTGGAAGCGGACTTGACACCATTCGTGCAAAAATACGGGTTTAACCGTATCGAGACCCTCCTGGATGACGCATTTCCTTACGACCCTGGTTTCCAAGCGCGTGTCAACCCTCTTTTCGTCGAGTGGTTCGCTCATATCGAACCGGAGAAGAAGAGAAATTACCTGAACGAAGTGCAACGCAAAGTCCTAGCCAATGAGCGTGAAGCGCCCGATCCAAGCGAGGTCAAAGCCGAGGCCAACATCAAGATCGAGATTATGCCCTACATGGCCGACGCCAAACAATTGAAAGGGCGTGTAATTCAATTCATGAAACCAAAATACATGTGCTATGTAGCGCCATTGTGTTGGAAGTACACTGCGGCTATTAAGAAGAGCCTTCCGGACAATCTTGCCATGACCAGTGGAATGTCGGTCGACGAATACAACGATTTCATCAACACCGTACTGAGCAAAGTGAATGAGGACGCTAGTTACTATTGTACGCTAGCCAACGGCGATGACAATTTGTTTTTGGCGTCGATACGTAGTCGATTCAACCCGGCTTTTGGTCAGTGCGTGGAACAAGGATACAAAACACACGCTCGCGACATAGTATGTCACTACAAGACTAATTTGTGTGACGCGGCTTATTGTTCCAGCACTTTCCTGCCTTACGAAGAAGACGGGCGCGTAAAATTCCGGTATTACCCGCTACCATTCAAAGCGTTATATAAAAGCTTCGTGAGCATTGCTAGTACGAGGTTTAAAACCAAAGTGGTGGGAGCGGATTTGCGCGTAGTTGCAGCAGCAACTCGCGACAGCATGGCGGACATGTGGGTGTCGCGGTTTTTCGCTTTTCGCGGCGACCCTTTCATGGAACCAATTTACGAGGCCCTGTTACGTCACACCGGGCGAGCGTATCTCCTGCGCTACGACCAGAATCAGACAGCTGACTGGTTGCGACGACACCCTATGCGCGACGAACAATGGAAATGGAAACCCGGGACGCGCGTGTATAACCGGAACGACAAAAACGATGAAATGGCTTGGGAGGCACACTCATTTCGCACCGGTTTGGAGCGCTCATCACTGATTTCATTGCGCGATGAGATCATATCAGCGATTCGCCTAGGAGACATCCTCAAGCGCGTTGATCTGGCGAATTTTGATGTTTTCGTTGACGGTTTGAGGCAAGAGCAAGGCCTCAAAGTCGTCTCCCAACACCGCGTTAGGCCCGATTGGCTACCACATGGTGAAGTGGTCGCAATAGAGGGCGATAACGGTAGTTACGATGCGAGTACAACGCGCTATACTCACATCTGCATGAATGCGCTGCAGAGAATCGTTACCGGCGATTCATTGATGGCGCATTACAACGATCGTCGGCTAAACTGTCCCGTGCAAGCTCGATGTTTGCGTGGGTATGGTAGTTGGTGCATTAAAGGACAGATGATGTCCGGTTTTCCGGATACCACTATATCGAACACACTAGCTAATTTTTGGGAGATGCTTACGGCTATAGCGCTTTTTGATGAAAGCGCTCTCCCGACGATCGATTAAGCCGAAGCATTCCCAACCGGACTAGGCCCAAGTCGCGCGCTTCGGCTCCCGACGTCGTAAGGGTCGGCCTCACCAAGGGCAGAAACACTGCTTCAAGCCTAGTCCAGGTTGCCCAACCTAAATGGGCAAGTCGCCCATACTCACTTGGGCCGGGGCGTCATAAGCCAACGCTCCGTAACATAATAAGTGACTCTCGGCACGCTGTAGCAACCGGAGTCCCCGCGCCAGTATGACCGTG